GTGGAGCGGAAATATTTTTTTGTTTTTGGTGGCTGTTTGTCTGCCATTACGCAAATATACAGGTCAATGAAGTTACATTAGTTAATGTAGCATGTATTCTGTCTTCAAATCTCATACCTGTATCTCCAATGTAAGTTTCAATGATTGCTGTAGCTGATGCAGGAGTATCTAAATCTAATCTAGTTGCTCCTCCACTACCGTCTTTTAAAACGATACTACCAGCAGATGCACCACAGACAGCGTGAATAGCTATCAGTCTTGCGGGACCTGTTCCTACGTTTCCTGTAGCAGTTACTTTAGCCGATCTATAGTTAATCATAACTTACTCCTAACTTAACTTAGGTAAGCCTTCACCTTGTTGACCTTGATCTTTTACATAATAGTAAATGATACCAGTGATTGTTCCGCCTGTTGCTGCAGATGCGCCTTGACCACCAACAATTTTAATTTTTTCAGTTGCTGGAAGATCAACGTCACCTAAAGCAGCACCTGCTGTGGAGTCTCCACCCCATACAGTTACTACTGCTCCTGCGTCTGCATCAGCTTCGTTAAGTAGACCGTCTACATCTACAAAGTTAGTGCCACCATCGTAATCTGTGTAACCCATATCAATAGTTGGGTTTGTGCCACCTGTTGCATCACCGTTAAAAGCAATACCTGTTATCACAGCGTTTTGTGGAAGAACCACTGCTCTTGTATCAGTTGAAGATACTTGAACATCAGTTCCTTGTGCTGCTGTTGGAACAAAATAAAACTGTGCTGCTAATTGTACTGAACCAGCATAAGTTTCTCTTTTATTGTCTCCACCGTTAGATCTTACGATCCCAGTGAATGTTGTTCTACTTGCCATGTCTTACTCCTTTTGTAAGTCCTCCGAAGAGGCCATGTTGATTGAAATTTTATTTTAGAATAAAAAAAGGGCGGATACAACCGCCCTTTTAGATTTAATAGTTTCTTAAAGATTATGCACCAGATGTACCAAATACACAGCGTGGATCTGAGAAACCGAATGAGTATCTCTCTCTAGCTTTGTATCTGACGTTTCCTGTATCAAAATCACCTTCCATAGAAGTTCTGATTGGTGAACGGTTAAAGTATTTAAAACCGTTCGGTACATCAGTTTTGATATAGAAAGCATTGGTATCAGTTAAGAAGTGATTAACTGTGTATCCTTCAGGAATCATACCCATGTTTCTAATAGCATTCACATCATTGTCTGCTGTTCCTGGTCTTAATGCAGAATTCATTAGTCTGTCAGCAGTAAACTGTAATTCCTTTGGAATGATTAGTTTTCTACCTTGAGCAGCAATCTTTAAACCTCTCTCGTCTACGAATGCAGCGATATCGATTAAAGCTTGCTCTAATGATGTTTCGTTAAGATCAGCATCTGTTGCAAGTCTGTTGGAAAAAGTTCCACCGATTGCAAGTGGGTGTTGAGTGTTCACAAGTGATACACCATCACCACCAGGGTTTGTACCTGCAGCACCAGCAGCGGCAAAAGCGTCGTTAAGAATAGCGGCAGCTTTTACTTGCTTTGTGTTTGCCATAGATCTTGCAAGAGCTCTTGTGTATCTAGCAGCAAGTCTATCGTAGAGGTTATCTTCGATAGCTTCTTCTGTGATTGCGAAAGCTAATGCAATTGTGTCGTGTGTGTAACGAGCAGTGTATGCTTCGGTTGCTGTATCAAATGATACACCAGCACCTTCTGATTTAGTTGGTGCAGAACCGAATCCTGATAACATTACCTCTTCTTCGAAAGCACGATCTGAACTCTCTTCATCATAGATTTCAGCATGTTCATTTTCGTATCTTCCATACTCCAAGCCGAACAGGGCGTTCAAACCTGGCTCTAACTCTTTAACGAGTTGACTTCTAGAAATAGCCATAGTTTAACCTCCTATATGCCTGTTGTATCTCTGTATTGATGCTTATTGATTCTAACTAATATATTTGCGTTAGCAGCAGTAAAGTCATCGTTGTCAGGATCAGTTGATAATCCGACTACAGCGAAGTTTGATGCACTTGAAGTTGCAAATGTAGTACCATCAATAGCGACATCGGAAATACCTGATTTAGTAGATCCTGCGCTATATGTAGCGATATTACATGTTGAACCAACCTGTGCTTGTCCGGCATTTGTGTCATCACATTTGACTTCAAATACCACGTCTGGATCTGTAATTACGTTTGCAACAATATCGTCTGCTACAATCGCACCTGGGTAGTGATTTGAGAAAGTTGGTTTTTGTGTTGTTGGATCTGTGTAGAAACAACCGTTGAAAACACCAACTAGCTCAGCACCCGCAGTAGATCCACGAGAGATAGAACCATTTGCATTTAATACAACTGGATCTCCCATAAAGATAGAGTTCGTCTCATTGCTAGCGATGACCATTTCCTGTTGGCCTTGTCCGTTATAAGCGGATCCTAGCATTGATGCAGGACGAAATCCAAAGTTACCTGCTTGGTTTGCCATTGTTTTACTCCTTTAAAAGTAAAGTTAATAAATAGTAACTAACAATGGCTTAAAAAAACTTATTCAGTCTTTTGTGAGCCACCGAAAGTCACCCTGCTTTGCCTCTCAGGTTTGCTGATTGGCATACTGGGGTGAGCATCCTTCATTAGATCATTGTCAACAGCTTTTATCTGATCTTCAGTAAGACCTTGATAATAAGCATTACGTTGAGCAATGAGCTCTTCTGGAATGCGAGCCAGCAATAAGCCACCTACTCCAATAACTCCTGCGTTTTTTCCGTCTTCTATAGTTGGTAATTGCCAGTCAGGGTATTCGTCCGCTCTTACTAATTCATAACCTTCACGAAGACGGTTAATCACGTTCTTAGTGTCCTCATAGCCCCTTACTTCTGCTCTTATCCAACGATGGATATATCCATCAGGCGCAGGTGGTGCATCGAGTGATGACGGTCTCTGCCAAACACGTTTACGTTGAGTTTTTACCCGCGTGTCTGCAGATCTTGAGGTTTTAGTTGTCATGCTTGACCTCCTTGTTTAACGTACTTTGCGTACTCTGTTAGTGGCACACCTAGTTTTTTAGCAATAGCGACTTGTGAGGGTGTGAGTCTCACAGTCTTGCTGCGTGCAGTTTTAGAGGACGAACGATTTGCGCTGGCGACAGCTTGCACGGGTCTGTCTTCAGCAGAATAATCATTCACCTCAGCCTCATTACGACTGAATTTATGAGGAAACTCGTTTCGCATGCGTTTATCGATTTCACTATAGTATTCTTCCGACTTCGGGTCAAATCCTTCTTGACTAACCAGTTTCTTGTGAATCGAGATAGCTGTATACGTCATAGCCTCATCAGCACCAAACCAAGAGTTATCTTCTGCCCATTTCTCAGCACGTGGATCTGGTTTTGCAGGAGGAGCTGTTTGTTTATCAGGAGTCTTTACTTCTGTTCCTGTATCCTCTCCCTCTTTGCTTTGTCTTGCTTCGCTTGCACGTAAACGCTCTGCATCGATAGTTAATTTAGTTAGCTCTTCTTGAGCTTCAATTTGAGCTTTTGTGTCTCCATCAGAAACAGCTTTTTTATATCTATCTTGAAGAGCTGCTTTTGAAATTTCAATTCTGTTTTTAAATTCATTTAAATAACCTGTGTCCAGATCTTTATATTTTTTATCTAAATCAGAATATTGTTTTTTAAGACCGTCAGCAAATTCAATAGCTGCTTTTTCACGTCTTTCTGCTTCTCGCATTTTAGCGGTCAGCTTATCAATACGCTTTTTTACACTATCAGAATATTCGTTGAGATCGTCTTCGTTAGATTGTTCGTCAGCTTTAACCTCACGAACAGAGTTATCCTGTTCTTCAACAGCAACGTCTTCTTGTTGTTTCTGTTCTTCGTCTTTTATATCTACATCAACAGGATTGCCTGATGTATCTATATCTACCATTTTTTGTTCCGGCATGGGACATGACCTCCATGTGTCTATTTATATGTTGCATGTAATATGTCTTCCGGATCATCAATCACAGCTAAAACCTCATCATCGTTCAAAAGTCTTAACTCCCCACCATCTATTTTAATCCTGGAGCCTGCGTACTTAGCAAAAAGAACCCAATCTTTTTCCTGGCACCACGAACCTTCAGGAAACCTTTCTTTATCTTTATACGCATCTGGTCCAACTTTCAAGACTAATCCTACATTAGTTGTCAGTTGAATTTCTTCCTGCGCTTTGTCTGTAAGGTGAACTCCACCTTTTGTTTTTCTGATGCCAGTGTGTGGCATAATCAAAAGTCTCCAACCCGTTGGATTAGGAAGCTTTTCCATATCAGAAATCTCTTTTGCTCTTTCTTCTTTTTTTGCCATATAATCAGGCAAGATAAGTTTACTCATGTTCTTCAAACCTCTTCATTGTTTCTTGCATTTCTGCTTTTGTTGATCTTAGTGCTTCTAACTTGCCTGTCAAATACTTATATTCATTCCAGTCTTTGCAACCAGCAGCAATCGAAGAGAGAATATTATCCTCTCTTTCTTCTATTTGTTTTTTAAACAAACTAAATAATTGAAATACGTCCACTATTTG